AAAAGAGCCGCCGAATGAAACGCGAGACCTGCGGCTCGGGCGCTCAATCCGCATGCTCGAATGAGCATTGCTCTTCATGAGCTCGTTGTCCGCGGCCTGCATCTGGTCGTTCGCTTTGCCTCGGTAATACGAATTGCGCTCTTCGACCGTTTCTTCTGGGATACGAGCAAGAAGAAGGCCTCCCACGCTGATCACGCCAGCATGCCGACCATCATCCGCTGTTGGAACCGGAAAGTCAGGGTACTCGTCCGCACGAACCAGTTCGTACCCCTCACGGAGACGGCCTGCGATATTCGGACGGTCCTCTACCCCACCTGCCGAAGCTCGAATCCAGCGGTGCTTGTATCCCAAAGGAGCCGGAGGCGCATCCAAGCGAGAAGGGGGAGTCCACGGTTTACGCCGCGCGTTGTTCCCGCGGGATTCAACCTCACGAGAAAAGCGAGTAGTCGTTTTAGCGTCTGACATGGGTTACTCCTTCACGTACTTAGCGTATTCCTCAAGGGGAACGCCCAGCTTTTTAGCAATTGCCACTTGACTTGGGGTCAACTTGACAGTGCGGCGTGCAGCATTGTTGATCCCGGAGGATCGGGAGGCAGGTGCAACCGTTTGCACGTTACGGGTCCTGCTCTGCGTGCTCGAGCTGTTGTCCCCGAACCTTTGGGGAAAAGCGTCTCGAATACGTTTGTCAAGCTCATCATAGTACTCATCCGAGTTGGGGTCAAACCCCTCAACCTGGATCAACTGACGGTGAATCCCCCAGGCAGCATGGGTCATCACGTTATCCCGCCCGTACCACTTGTTCTTTTCCGCCCACTCCTCGACACGGGGGTCGACCTGACGCGGCTGCTGAACGGGCTGCGATGCCGGCTGCTGGGCCGCCGCCTGTTGCTGCGCGGCCCATGCCATGCGCTGCTGGTTGGCAGCATCGATCTGGTTCTGCTCGTAGGTCAGTGACGCCAACCGCTGCTGGGCTTCGGTCTCGGTGTCAACGTCGCCCTCTTCACGGGCCTTGCGGATGATCTGCTTGAGCGCGACGACCTGTGTTTCCACACGGCCCTTGGCTTCGGTCAGCCGCTCTTCGTCCGTGCGAAGGTATTGACGCTCAAGATGCTGCGCGCGCACCTGCACCTGCTTGGCGTAGTCCAAGGCCGCCTGCTCACGGCGCTGCGTTTCACGCAAGCGCGCGGTCAGCTTGTCGATACGCTTTTTGACGTTATCGCTGTACTGATCGAGCTCCCGCTCCTGCCCCGCAGGTTCCGTCTTTACAGGGGCCTCCGCGACAACCGCCGCCTGCCCGTCTTCCTGCACTTCCACGGTGGCGGGGGTCTCCCCGTCGCCCAGGTTAAATTCCAACTGTTCGCCTGACATCTGACTCTCCGTTACCACATGTGAAGGACGTCTTCGGGATCGGCCACAGTACCGAGCACCTCGTCGTCGTTGATTAAGCGGATCTCGCCGCCGTCGATCGGGATCCGCGCGCCGGCATAGCGGCCGAAGATGATCCAATCGCCTTCCTTGCACCACGGGCCGGTAGGGAACTTCCCCTCATCGCCGTAGGCAATCGGTCCGACCTTGAGCACGTAACCGCACACCGTGGAGACCTGCTGCTTGCGCTGCGTCTCCTCGGCCAATGCGATACCGCCCTTGGTCTTCTCCGCGCCTCGGTATGGCAGGATCGCAATGCGCCACCCGGTCGGAGTGGGAATGCGATTGAGTACCGACTCATGGAGCTTATCGGGCTTGAGCCCTTCGGCCGTGTACGCATCTTCCAACGAAGGAACATGCTTCTCGGCCTCTGCTGCCCACTTCTTCTCTAACGCCGTGGGCTCTTTTGCGGCTGCTTTCACTTTGGGTCTCCTTTAGATCAAAAAGCCGTCGTCATCCGTATGGGACTTGAGCAGTCGTTTCACGGAATCTTCAACCAGCTTCAACCCCTCAAGGCGACCCATCATGAAGCGATAACGCTCCATGTCGGAGATCGTTCCGTTCAGGACTATCTGTTCCGAGCTTTCTCTCAGAAGTTTGATTTCACGAAGCACAGCTTCGGCAAATTCAAGCATGGTTAGTTTCCATGAAAAGCAGTCGGTTTGGCGCACCGACCGAAGCGCTTGTCGTCTCAGTAAATCTTGACTGGGCGGTTTCCATCCTTCTTCTTGACCACCTTGGCCGGCCCCATCGCGCCGCCGCGGCCCATCTTGCGCGACTTTCCTGCGGTGGCATACGCAATCGCTGCCGCCTGCTTCACCGCAGCGGACCGGCTCTTCGGCTTGCTCGTGCCAATGCGGCCCTTTTCCTTGTAGCCTCCGACAAGCTCGCCGATGTTGCGGCTGATCGTCTTCTGACTCGATCCCTTCTTAAGCGGCATTTCGCCCTCCTCGCTGCATTTGCAGTTGTAGCTTGGCCTGGTCTATCTGCGTCGACTTCTGAAGCTTCTGCTGCTCAAGTTGCAACTTCTGCTGGTTCAGCCGAATCTTTGCCTGTTCGGATGCCGCGCGCTGCTCAATTTCCTTTTCCTTGAGCGCGACCAACGGATCCTCTCCGCCGCCCGCCGAACCCGAAATCTGGTCCTGCATCGTGCGGACCTCTTGCATGTACTGCGATATCTTGATGGCAATCATGCCTTCCTTCTGAATGGCGGAAACCATCCGATCCGGATCCGTGCCGTAAAGCTTGAAGACATCCGCCTCGACGTCTTCTTCGGCCTTCAATCGCACATGCTCGAGAATATGCTGCTGAAGCGCCATCGCAGCCATCGGATTGCTCTGGAGGATTGGCGAAAGACCCATCATCAAGTGCGTTGCGATGTGCGCATCGTGCTGCTGGCCCGCAAAGGCCTTGAGCTGCATGCCATTTAGCACCGAAGCATTCTCGGTCGCAGGATCCTTCGGCATCTGCGTGTGCTGAGGCAGGAGAATGCCGTCGATGTCGCGGATATTCAGCGCCGCGTACACGCGATAGTACGCCTCGTACATGTTGTGCATTTGCGGCGCCGTCTGCGCCATCTGCAACTGCATCTGTGCAAGCTGAATACGCTGCGCGGTGCTGAAAATGTTGGGATCCGCAACCGGCAGCACCGACACCATGTTGTTGAAGTCGGCGCGCTTGATCTTTCGGCTCGCCCCCGGCACTTCGTACGGGTACTCGTCCGGTAGATACTCCGCAAAGCCTTCCGCCAGCAGCCTGAACTCCAGCGTCTGCGCATAATGCAGGCGCTTGTGGATCGCCGACATGACCATCGAGCCACGCTCAAGCAGCGCAAGCGTCGTTCCGACCTGTGCGTACTGATTTCCGTCGCCAACCTGCATGTCGGCGGTGCTCGAGAGCCGTTTTCCGGCGTCTACGAGGAATCCGAGCAGCGTAAACAGCACTTGGCTCGGTTCTTTGTACGGAAGCGGCAAGAGTGAGGCAGAAAGTTCCGCGCCGCCAGCGTCGATATCGCGCCATTCGCCCGGCTGGATGGGGTTAGAGTCGTCCGCGATGCGTGCGCCCTTGGCCTTGAAGCCCGCAGGAAGGTTCGCGAGCGTTCCGGCGTCGATCAACTGCCGAAGGGCACTCGTTGCAGCCTTGGAAAGGCCTCCAACCAGGTGCACGAAGCCCAAACCGTACGCGCCAGGGCCTTCGACAAGCACGTAATGCACGTAGTAGTTGCGCCGGCGCTTACGTTCGTCGTTTTCCTTCCAATTTCGACGAATTCCGATGACCCGAAGCGTGTCATCGGCCAACGTAACGACGTACGGTAGCTTGATTTGGGTCGGATTGCCGCTTTCGTCGACGTCTTCAAAGCCCGGAATGTCCAAATCGACCAACATCTCAAGCAAAAACACCTCGCCCGCGCTGTCGGTAGGCTGAATTCCGACGGCTTTGTCGATCGCCGCTTGAATTTGGCTCGGATCCGCGGGCGTTGGCTCGAGATCTACCTGCACATCGAGGTATTCTCCCGCCAAAACACGCTTGCGGAACTCGTTGGAGTCCATCGCAATGCGATGCGTCAGCCTCGGACACTGCGAAATAACGCTTGAGCCGTTGTACGGGATGTAGACATCGTCCGCCAAGCACAGGCGCGACACCATTCGATCGAGGTAAGCGTCGTAGTAGACCTTCTTGAACGTCGATCCGCCGTATCCGGTGTAGTACAGGAGCTGGTCGAACTCCGGTGTGTACTCTTCCATCACCGTCGTGATCTGGTAGTTCATGAAATCCTGCACGCGCGAGGCCTGCTGGAACTTGTCTACCGTCTCTTTGCCTAGGATTTGCGTGCGAACAGGGCCGCCCGCGGGTAACAGCTCACGAAAAGCCTGTGCCTGAAACTGGATGATGGCCTCTTGGAGCATCGGATGGGTGGCTCCAGCCGCGCCGCGGAAGGGTTTGGTGCGCTCTTCCATGCGCAGACCGAGCAAATCCAGTCCCTTGGCGTACATCTGCTCCCAATCCGATCGCGATCCCTTGTCCGCCTCGAACATGGCGGACACATCCAGGGCTATCCGGGCCAAGGCCTCCGGCTCAATGACCTCTGCCAGGTTGGCGTAGAAGTCGACTTCCTTCGCTTCCTCCGCCCCGATCTCGACAACCGCCCCACCATCAGGCTCCAGGACAACCTCGATCTCCGCGGCCTCCGGATCGCTCTCGGCAATGACTAAGATGCCGGCGTCGGGGGCTTGGTTGATCGCTTTATCAATTGGCATGTTGATATCCTAGTAGATCTGTGCCGCCAAAACAACGCCAATTAGTCTTCGTCGTTCAAAAACCAGCGGCGCAGGAGATGCATGTCATCGGGGGGCTGTGGAGGCTGCGGCAGTTGGCCGATGCCTTGCTGCTCGGGCGGAGGCTGTGGAGGCATGCGTCCAATGGGCTGCCCCTCGCCAATGCGTGCTCGAAGAGCAGGCACGGCGCCAATGCCGCCAAACGATTGACTGTTGGTTTGGTACTCTTTGGCCAAGTCGCCTAGGTGCATGCTGGCTTCTTGGACCCGGACAACGCCCAGGGTCTTGAACAGATCGACCACCGCAGGATCCACATAGTTGGCCACCAAGGCTTGTTGGTCTCTATTCATGGTGGACACAGGCGCATTCCCCGTTGCACGCCCCACTCCTTTGACCTGTTGCACAACCGGGCCAAGCCCCCCTACGTCTTGTACCTCAACCGTGGTTACAGGGAACCCACGTGGGTCACGCAGTGAGTAGACCTTGTTCGTACCTGAACGAAATGCTTGTTTTTTCTCTGAGCTATAAAAGCCTTCGTCAGAGTATCCGCCCACCGAGTGCCCGATGTATGCCCCTTCCAGTTCCGTGGCTTCGGGCTTTTCAAGCCTTCGCCACGTATATCCTGCAAGCCGGCTGCCCTCCGGGTAAGACAGCAGAGGCGCGCTGGTCCCCTGGAGAAACACACTGGCGTCAACAGGCTTGTTCTCCTTGATTCTCGACACCAGGACTCTGCGTTCATTCTTGAGCGCCTTCAGTTTTGCAGATCCGCTAATCGCATCCTCAAAGCGCATGTTGTTGATCTGATTAACAGGCAGGGTAGCCAAGTAATCGACCAAGGACCTCTCGTCTAAAAGATCTTGAAGCGCTCCGACAGGCGACATGTCATAAATGGGTTGTTCCTTCTCCATGGCAGTACGCAACGCTTTAGGCATGGCGGACCGTTGGTTGGGGCTGGATAAAAACAGTGCCTTGGTGTCGCCTGTTACATAACCACGGCCTGTGGATGCGATTACATCCTCTGGACGATCACGAGTGGCCCAGCGAGGGTCTCTGTACCCCATGTAGGTAATACGGGGGTTGATCTCCTGCGGGCGAAGTCGCTCTTCAAGCAGCCGGTCTTTGGTGGCCTCTTCCAGTCTCCGCAACTCGTCGGAAGCAGTGCCCAACAGCAAATACTGACGGTTAGGATCGCCAATGGTCTTTCCAGTCATGACGGTGCCCGTCATGCCGGTCATGTCGTCATAAATCCTGTTGATGTCCTCAATGGCCTCTTGGGCATCCTGACTTGGAAAAAAACGCGTCTCTCCCGTTTCGGGACTCACGCGGGTCTTGCCCTCCTTTGCGGAATTCGTCAAATACTTTCGGATCCCACCCGTTTTGCGCAGTTCCTCGCTTGTAAGCCGGCCTTCACGAACGGCCTTGTAGATCGGATCGTCCTGCGTACCAAACTGCTTGGCGTAGTAGTTACGCACCTTGGTCTGCAAGAAGTTTTCTATGGCCGCGCGGTTTGGTTCCGGCAACTCAGCGTGCCTCTGGCGAATCCTTTGTTGCCCGTCTGCAATGACACGAGGGATGTAGCCCGTAGGGGCCGTGGGCGCGGAGTCTTTCCTGGTAGTAACCGCGGTGGCGTCGGGATTATCCAGCACAATCCCCTCGCCCCTTGGACGAACAATCTGCGAGGTCGTGGGCTTTGCACCTTTGACAAGCCGCGTCGGATCCAACGCCGACTCCACGCCATAACGACGCACGGCCGCTGCCGTGGACTCCGGAGTGGCCCCCCTTACCGCACGCTCCGCGGTCTGCGGAAGATCGCGTAACGCAGTGGCCGCCGACCCCAAAGCCTCACGGGCCTTCGGCGGAAGCGAAGCCACGAAAGCCGCCTGCTCTTCGGGTGAGCGTTGGTACAAGAACGTGTTGTACGCACTCAGCATGTCCAAATACGAACGGCCGACGTTCTCGACGTCCTCCGCCGCTTTCTTCGGATTAAACAGCTCCGAGATAAACCGCGAGCCGACCGAGGCCATCCGCCCAGGGCCCACGCGGCCCTCGCCCTCGGGCGGGCTCCCTTCAGCGCGGCGCACTCCGGCCATGTAACGCTTTGCATGACGGGCCATTGCTACTTCCTTTTCTTTGGTGGCACGACGATCTTCACCGGGCGATTAACGCCCGCCTTGTTCGCCTGCTGAATCAGCCAGTTGTCCTTCTCGCCAACATCGCCCGTAAAGTCGTAGTTGTCCGTCACGACAAGCGATCCATCCGGCATTTCTTTGAAAGAGAACGTCCCTAGCGTATTACGCAGGTTCGCCGTGGAGTACAGCGTCTTGTCCGTATCCGGCCCGGGCGCCCCTCCTAGCCTCTCGTAACGATCCTTGTAGGTATCGTGATGCGCATACGTGACGACATGAGGCAGGGCCTCCCCTGTCTCCTTGCTGTGCACGGGACGCGTCTTTGCAAGCTCGATCAGCCGACGAAGTTTTGTCAGTTCAGCCCCTGACAAATTAGCCTCCGTGATCGGCTCCTTGGTCTTCCCGCCCAGCATGGAGGCGATGTACGTCCGCAAGTGAAGCGGCACCATCCTCTCGTCGGTGGGATCCACCTCGCCGCCCTCGGCAAACCGCCGCGCGGCCAACGGGCCCGCACGGTCCAAAGTTGGCTCGCTGAACGTCCGCCGCATCAGATCCGTCGTCGGCCCCTTGCTCTTCTTCACCTCCGCCATCAACGCCCGAAGTTGCTCGGCCGCTGACCCTTGGTCCGTGGTCCCTGATGCCTTGCCCGCGGACAACGACTCAAGGCCCATGCCCCTCGGCGCGCCTCGGTCCACGCTCGTGCGCTTGATGCTCTGCGCGTTCGGCGACAGGCGCCCCTCGGTCGTCTCCCGCGCGGGCATGCTCGCGAGCAGCCGCGCAAGCTCTGCCTTGGCAGAGTCGTCCTTGTCTACCTCGCCGCCTTCGGCAAAGCGCATCAGAGCGCCGCCCGGCGAGAGGATCCTGTTCCCCAGGCGATCGGTGTAGTACCCGAGGCCCTGCGGGCCGCCAAGGACTGTCGGGGACAGGTTCGGGTTGTTCGCGAGCATTGTTGTCGCCATCGGGCCCTTGTACGCCGCGAACGGGTTGTAGCTCGAGGGCAACGTGCCAGGGAGCATGCCCCCAGTATTGGTCCCAAAGTACTGCGGCTGGCCCGGGGTGAAGGTGACGCCCGGAAACCCCGGCAGCGGCACCGACGGCGGGGCGGGAATGTTCGCCGGGTTGGTCACGTTCGTACCCGTGCCCGGGGTGGGGACAATGGGGTTGGTCGTGGTTCCGCCCGTGTAACCGCCCAGGTTCACCTGGCCCTGCTGTCCGCCAAAGAGCCTGTTGTACGCATCGATCAGCGACTGGTTCCCCGGCGTCACAACACCTGGCGGAATCGGCTCGCACTTGCCCGTCGTCGGATTAAGGCGCTGACCTGTCGGACAAGTGGTCGGCGGCGTAGGCGGCGTAGGTCCCGTAGGTCCCGTAGGTCCCGTAGGTCCCGTAGGTCCCGTAGGTCCCGTAGGCTTCGGCACACACTTGCCTGTTGCCGGATCAAGTACTTGCCCCTCGCCGCATACCGACGTCGTAGGCTTCGACACGCACTTGCCCGCCACCGGATCGAACACCTGCCCCTCGGGACAAGTGGTCGGCGGCGTGGTGATGGGTTCGCACTTGCCGGTCACGGTGCTGCGCACTTGGCCCGCGGGACACGGCCCAAGACCGATCGGCTCACAAGGGCCGTCCGGGGTACGTCGCTCGTACCCCGGCTGGCACGGCGGAGGGCCGGTCGTGATCGGCACACACTGCCCGGTTACGAGATCACGCTTCGAGCCTTCCGGGCACGGCGGAGGGCCGCTCGGCACACACTGCCCGGTTATCGGATCACGCGTGGATCCCGGGGGGCAGGGAGGCGGCCCGCACTTACCTGTCACCGGATCAAGGACCTGGCCTTCCGGACAAGTCACAGGCTTCGGTACACACCTGCCCGTCACCGGGTCGAGGACTTGACCGTCAGGACAGCCCGTCGGCTCCGTAGGCTCCGTAGGCTTCGGCTCGCACTTACCCGTGTTCGGGTTGAGGACCTGACCGTCAGGACAGCCCGTCGGCTCCGTAGGCTTCGGCTCGCACTTGCCCGTGTTCGGGTTGAGGACCTGACCGTCCGGGCAGCCGGCCAAAAGCTTCTCGCACTGCCGGGTCTCGTCGCTGTAGATATAGCCGTCCGGACACTTACGCGCCGGGATCGGTTCACATTCCCCCGTGGCCGGGTTGAGCGCCTGCCCTACGGGGCACTTACGATCTGGCTTCGGCTCGCACTTGCCCGTGGTCGGGTTGAGCACCTGGCCGTCAGGACAGCCCGTCGGCGTATCCTCCGGCTTCGGCTCGCACTTGCCCGTGGTCGGGTTGAGCACCTGGCCGTCAGGACAGCCCGTCGGCGTATCCTTCGGAGGAGCGCAGTTCCCGTCCTCGTCTCGCACGTAGTTTGACGGGAACCCCAGCTGCGAACAGGGGAGCCTGTCGTCCGGATCCTCGCCCAGGGGAACGCAGTTCCCGTCCTTGTCTCGGGTGTAGTTCGACGGGAATCCCAACTCCCAACAAGGAACAACCCGGTCCTCCGGCTTCGGCTCGCACTTGCCCGTGGTCGGGTTGAGCACCTGGCCGTCAGGACAGCCCGTCGGCTCCGTAGGCTCCGTAGGCTTCTTCACGCAACGGCCAAGCGTGTAATCAAACTCCAGCCCCGGGGGACAGCCGCGATCCGGCTCGTCTCCGGTAGTCTGCGTGTCTGGGACACAGCCGCCTACGGTGACGTCATAGATCATCCCCGGCGGACAAGCCGTCCGCCGAATATTCTCTCCTTGGGTGCGGAACGCCTCCGCATACCCCGGGGGATACGCCCCCGACAGACCAATGCCCGATAAATTAAGCGGGTCTACCTGAACCCCTCTCAATGCCTCCCACAGGGCAGGATCGATCATCCCGCCCGTAAGTGCACCAGACTCCGGCTCAACCTGTGTGCGAACAAGCTCTTGCTGTGTGTCCGCCATGGGCGTAGCGGCCTGGGCCAACTGCTGAAGATCTTCCGCAGCGGAAGCCCCGTACTGTGGGTACTGTGGGATGCCATCGGGCGTAGTGGCCTGGGCCAACTGCTGAAGATCTTCCGCAGCGGAAGTCCCATACTGCGAGTACTGCGGGATGCCATCGGATCCCGGGTCAAGCCCAAGCTCCTCCGGCTCCATCCCATAGAGCTCTCTGAAAAGATCGCGACTCGTGGCCATCGAGGCTCCCACCAGGTTAGGGCCTTGACATTCTAGGCCTCAGTAGTATTCAGGGGCAAGCGCACGACTCACCGGCTCGCCCCTGTCGTCCGTCTGCAAGCTGATGAAGTTCCCTTGACGGAAACGCATGATCGCCTGCGTCGTCGAGTCCACCATATCGTCATTGTCGCCGTTTGGAAAGGCCGCACATTCCTCAATGAGCTCTTCCGCCCAGCCCGTGTCCGGTGCCCACACCATCCCCGCCTCGAAAATCGGCGCAACCGAATTCGCACGGCTCACCTTGTCCGTCCCCGATCGCCGCCCACCAGGGTTGTACATCGTCACAGGAATCCCTACGCGACGAAGCTCCTGCTGAAGCGTCACACCCGTCGCCTTCGCCTCAATCAGCACATTGTCAGGATTCCAGTGCTTGTACTCGTCCTTCGCAATGCGCTTCAATTCAGGAAAGTCCCACCGACCACGGACCACATCAAGCAAAATGATGTTCGGCCCCGAGTCCTGGTCCGGGTAGAACACTCCCCAAGTCGTGATCACCGAGTAGTCCGCCGTCTCCTTGCGGCTGTACGCCGTGTCATAACTCTGAATCACGTAGTTCACAATCGGGGGCTGAGAATCAGGCCACACGCGCCACCACTCACGCTTGAGGATCGCACCCTCATCGTTGGTCGGCTGCTGCTGATACATCGCGTTCCATTTCTGAACGGATAACGACGCACGGACCGCGGCCAACTCCTCGAGCTTCCAGAACTCCGGCCAAAGCGGTTTCCCGCTCGGCAGGATCGCCGGAAACTCGATCACTTCCCACTTATCCGCCCCGCGGCTCGACTGCGCCTTGAGCAAGCGGGCCGTCAGATCCTTGGTCCCCCAGCGAGTCATTACGAGCACAATGGCCGCGCCAGGCTGCAAGCGCGTGCGGGGACCGCCCTGGTACCAGTCCCAGGCGTTGTCCAGCGCGAGCTCCGACTGCGCGTCCTGCTCCGAGTGCGGGTCGTCAATGATCAAGATGTCCGCACCACGGCCCGTCACAGCACCGCCAACGCCTACCGCAAAGTAACTGCCGCCCGCGTTTGTATCCCAACGGCCCGCGGCTTTGCTGTCCTGTTTCAAGATGACGGCCGGAAAGAGCTCTTTGTAGCGATCCGCGTCCATCAGGTCTCGGACTTTGCGCCCGAACTTCACGGCCAGCTCCGCGGTGTGCGTCGCCTCAAGGGCCTGAATACTCGGGTTCCTTCCCATCAGGTACGCCGGCAACAGGTACGAAGCAAACTCCGATTTCGTGTGCCGAGGCGGCATGTTCACGATCAGACGCTTCAGCGTCCCGTTGGCAATGCGGTCGAACGCACTCGCCATGCGGCGGTGATGCTCACCGAGGATTGCACTAGGCCATCT